GACTAATGGTGCAACTCTACGTTGACTGTATCGCTATTCTCTGCTACTAGCAATAGTAACAGAATCGATGACTTCAATTAAGGCTGAAAAGCCCCTTCGAGTTGGTAAACTGGCCGAGAAGGAAGAGGCCGCAGGGAAGATCAGAGTATTTGCTATTACGGATTGGTTCACTCAAAACTGTCTCCATCCGCTCCACAAGGAGCTATTTCGGATTCTCAAAAGGATTCCGATGGATGGGACGATAGACCAAGATAAGGTCTTTGAGAGAATTCAACACGCGAGCACTACCAATCTTCCAATGTGGTCTTTCGATCTTTCGGCTGCTACAGATAGGCTCCCAATTGCACTCCAAAAGAGTGTTCTTGAGAACTTTATCGGTGGCGATCTGGCTCAAACTTGAGTAGACCTTCTTACCAAACGAGATTGATATCACAAGGATACACCACTGCGTTACGCAGTGGGTCAACCTATAGGAGCATATTCTTCATGAGCAATACTTGCTCTGACTCACCACGTCATCGTTCAGATGGCGTATCAAATAGATTATCCGAATAAGGATAGGTTCGAGTCGTATGCAGTTCTAGGAGATGATGTAGTAATCTATGGAGATCGACGTGTTGCCGATAACTACCTAGCTCTAATGAGGAGCCTTGGAGTTACAATTAACATATCAAAGTCGGTTATTTCAACTAATGGTACTTTCGAATTTGCAAAACGTATCGGATCAGCGGGACTAAATCTTAGTCCTCTTGGTCCGAAGGCTATGCTTCTAGGTATTAAGTATCCAAAACTCTTCTCCATCACCCTAATTGATTCTATAACCAAAATTGGATACGATATCAACGAGGCCCGAGAAAGACTAGCAAAGCTGGCGGACGCAAATTACTTTAGTCCGAGACTACAGAAATCCTATGAAGTAGGACTCTATGGTCCCGGAGGAGTTACTATACAGAAAGTGGATCTGATGACTTACGTCAATAGACCCCGTCCTTTCCGTGGAGTAACTACCCAGGTAATGGCAATGCGGATAACCGAAGCACTCCTTTTCTATTATGAAAGGGAACTGAGGCGACTCCAAGATGTGGCGTGAGACCTATGGTACAAACCTGTGGTTAATCTCCTGTATCCGAACCTAATTGACAAGTCCCTATTCAGTTTTGCTCTCCTTGATCTACTTCATCCAGCAAGTAATTACTGGAGGATTAAGGTTTCAAGAATCAGAAGTGAAGTACGAGACCCTATGTTTCTAACACGGAATCTGCATACCTACTATGATACACTAGATGATCACCTATCACTAGAAAGTGCCTATAGGGCACTTATAGAGAACGGAGTCCCAATACTTCCTCTCGAATTCGCATCTGAAAAGTATGCGGAAACAAAGAAGGTAGTAGCCACCCTAGGTTCTGTCCAAAAGACAGTAGATGATATTACCTACCGACTTCAGTCGGACGGTAAGAATTATTATAAACTTTCCTCGCGGATAGTTTATCCAAGGTGGGCTGACCCTAAGTAAGGTAGACCTAAGTCCAAACTAGTTGCACAGTACTTCCAATCGTGAGCTTGGTGTCCAAC